AATCTTGATGTATTACGTTTCACTTCGGCAATGTCGGCCTGCATCTGTTTGATAGGTTTGACAATTTCGCCTGTGTTCTCTCTGATTTGCTGTAACTCCAGATAGGAATTGGCCAGGATGGTACGTGTCTCGTCGGCAATGTTGTACAGACCGGTTACTTGTGATGTCAGGGAGCCGATGGAGCCTCGCAGTTCGGTAATAGCTATCGTTTGCTGCTGTTCTGCCGTCTCAATACGAAGATTGGACTCATATACGGCTGTAAACCGCCCGCTCAGTTCTCCGGCATCCTCGTGCGTCATTTCCGTACCGAATCCGCGGCTGGAAGCCGACTGCTGGGAACTGCTGCCAGCCTTGTCGTATCCGGTAGCTGCGGCAAGTTCATCCCGAAGTTTCAATGCCTCATTCACGTACCCCATATATTCGTTTTGGAGTGAATTGCGTTCACTCTCACTCAGGTTTCCGTCCTTCATACTTTCACCGAATCTGTTCCACCAGTCTTCAAGCTTCTGGCTGTACATGTTACCGATTTTATCTGAAAGCATGGCACGCATAAAGTATTCGGATAGGTTATCCGCAAAATCTTCCGCCGATGCATCCATATCCATAAGAGTATCGATGAAACTATCATACATGGAATCAAAACTTATTCCGGTAAGCTGTTCGAAAAGTCCCTCTTTTAGTTCTTCGAGGTTTCCGGCCAGATCTGCATATTCACCTAGTGCATCAACGACAGCATTTCCATAGCCTCCTTTCCCTGAATCGGCCATTTTCTGCCACAAGTCTACATTCTGACGTAATAAGTCCATCTGCTCCGGAGACATCTGCCACAAAGAATCTGTACCTGTGAACTCTGCCATGACATTTTCCCGAATCCATTGTATGTCACTTTCCGACCACCCCATGTAATAGGCCCAGCTATGATGTTTACTGTGATAGCCAGCATTGGCCTGCGCTTTTGAAAGGACATTCTTGTTGTATTCCTCCTGATACTTGATGGCTTTATTGTACTCTGCTACGGATTTCTCACTTCCCTTGCTGGACTTCATTTCTTCTGTAAGGGATTCGATGGCAGACTGCAACTTTTCGTTTCTGTCCGTGAGTCTGTTGATGGTATCCTGAACCTCTTTTTCGTTTCCTCCAATACCGAAGAGTTTGCTGAATCCTCCGAAAGTCAGGGTATCCCATATTCCACCTACAGACTTAAAGACACTACTGAATATGTTACCTACGAAACCATCCAACCCCTGTGTCCCGATGGCATCTAAAAGAGAAAATGCAGCTCCAATTATACCTCCAAGTTTCTCGCTCTCTTCTGCAAATATGTCTACTATATTTCCGGCCAAATCACCGACCTGAGAGAGGGAAATTTCAGAGTTTGAACCAAGCTGGGTAATGACGTTTGACAATGTGACAAGGTTGCTTGTCGTTTTATCTGTCGACTTTTGTACATTGACCTGAGCGTTCTGCTGTCTTTTCTGGGCATCATTCAGTTTCTTCGTGGCCGCTTCCTTCTGTTCATCTGTTCCGCTTCTCATGGCTTCGTTGTATTCCTCCTGAGCTTGTGACAGTTCTTCCTGTGCCTTGGCCAATTCGCTTAACTGTTCCGGTAGGTCGGCCAGCAATCCTCCTTTGTCGATAAGAGTTGACTGGATGTTGCTCAACGCCTCGTCAACGACCTTCTTCTGGTCAACGGCCATGTTCTTGTATTCATCTGAGTTCTTGAACTCCCTAAGCTGCTGCTTTACCTTGTTCAAGGATTCTTTGGATACCTTGTCCAAGTCACCGAAGATAAGTTCCCAATTGATTCCCTGTTTCAGCTTCTCAAGATCAAGGGAAGAGAGTGCCTTATCCATTTCTTTCTGGAGTATGTCCTTGTCTCCCTGAGTAGTAGCCTCTGAGCTTTTACGGGTGTACTCGGCTATGATTGCATCACGTTTCTGCAAAAATGTACCATAGCTTTTCAGGTAACGTTCGTTGGCCTCGATTGCAGCTTGATTTTCAGTTTCTGTAATTTCTGCCAGACCTTTTTCACGTGACGTCATGGCATTAGACGCACGACTTCCTAATACTTCCCGCTGTTCAGACGTAAGTTTTCCTTCTTGTGCATCTTCCCATTTTTTGCGCTGTTTCCTAATTTCGTCGATTTCTCGCTGGTAATCCAGCTCAATCTGTCTGCGCTTCTTTTCAGAACCTTCTTCCATCAAGTTGATTTCTTCCTGCTGATTGGTCCTGCGAAGCTGAAGGAGTTCTTCTGCAAGCTGTTGCTGCTCCTTCTTTTGTCGCTCGGCATCTTTCTTTGCCTGATTCTCTTGTTTGGTCAGAGTGTCTCCCGTTACACCACCGAGCGATTTATATGATTTTTCTGCTGCTTCCAACTCTTCTACAGCTTTCTTATAAGTAGATTCAGTGCCTTTTTTAGCATCCTCTACAACCTTTAATTTTGCTTCGTAAACAGCTTTTGCTTCTTTATATGCTTGCTGATACGTCTTTTCCGATGCTTTCCTTTGCGATTCCAGGCCAGATATAGTGCCGTCAATCCCTTTTAGCGCTGCTTGCGCATTATTGAACCGTATTTGAACGTCAATAGGAATTGTTGCAAAAGGAAAATTCTTAATTTTTTCTTGCTCTTCCTGCAATATTTGTCTTGCTATATTGTATTCGCGTATAATCTGCTCACGATTACTTCTTACTTCCATTAGCTTGACTTCTACAGGTTTCGAGTTTTCCTCTGTTTCCTTTTTCAGTCGATTATATTCGCTCAGGGCTGATTTCCACTTGTTAAGATTTGCTTTTGCTGATTCTATTTGTGAAGCGATTAATGGGGCACCTTGCCCCGCATTTTTTAAAGAAGCATTTAATGATTTTATTTTCTCCTCCCATTGTTGAATATTCTTTAGTATGTTTTCATAACTGTTCTTGTCTCGCTCCTTATTCAGTTCTTTATTTGCTTCTGCAAGATTGAGTACAGCCAGTTGTTCACGGGTATAAGCAGAAGAAAGTGCAGGAGAATACCTTTGTAGTTCCTCATAGGCCTTGATCTTTGAAAACTCTGTTTCTGTCTCATCTTGGATAACGCGTATCAGCTCTTCTATCTTTTTCTTGCGTTCCTCTTCCTGATTCGCAAAATTCTTTTGTTCTTCATTGAATTTTTGCTGTGCCTTTTCCGATGCGGTTGTGCTGTCATGAAAGGCCCACATAGTAGCAACAAGCCCGGCAAGAACCGTAGCTACCAGTACATACGGGTTAGCTTTCATAACCGTATTCAAGGCCTTTTGTGCTATCATTTGAGCTTTAGTAACCAGTATTGCAAGTTCCATTCTGGCCGTTAATGTATCCTGAGCTATTCGCACTACAACAAGAGCGGTTTTATATGTCCCGTATGTAGCAATCAGTCCTATCAAAATCTTACCGACAGTTTCATAGTTCTCAATAAGACCTTTCAATCCTGAAATACCTGCAGAAGCAATTCCCTGAGTATCTTTCCCAATCTCATTCAACATTGTATCCCAAGCATCTCCAAGGTTACTCAACTGACCTGTAAGAGACTTAGACTGTTCTTGCATCAGGTTATAATAGATTCCTGATTCACTAGTCATATTTTTGAAGGCCTGTTCTACTTCTTTAAATCCTACCTTGCCTTCCTTTACTAAACCGGAAACTTCATCTTTTGTCACACCAAGCACTTTTGCCAGTTCCTCGTAGATGGGAATACCACGTCCTGCAAACTGACGAATATCGACAGCATAGGCCCTCCCTTGTGTCCTTAATGTGCCATAGAGATAAGCTATTTCACTAAGTTGGGAGCCAACACCGGCGGCTACATTTCCCAACATTACAAGCTCATTACCCACATTCTCAGCTGACGAGCCGTAAGCAATCATTTGCTTGGCAGATGATGCCACCCCTTGAAGGTCGAAAGGTGTCTTTGCGGCAATATCCACCAGTTCCGACATCAGTTTATCTGCTTTTTCCTTACTTTTCAGCATGGTTGAAAAAGAAATTTCAAGCTGCTGGAATTGTCCTCGTACATTGACAAGTTCTGTGACAAAGTTTTTCAAAGCAGTTACTCCACCTATTACACCAAGTACTTTGGTTAAGGAAACGGACATTTTTTCATTTGCTTCGACCGTTTCGCCGGCTTCTTCCTTAAAGGCTGCATATTCATCCTTCAGTCTCTTTACTGAAAGACGGGCTTCAGCCTGCTGCTGAGTCAAACCAAATAAAGTAGCTTTTTCTTCATCGAGAGTCTTCTTTGCAGATTGGTATTCTGATAATAAGCCTGCAGCTCCCGTCGGATTTCTTTTTAAAGCTGTTTTATAAGCATCTCCCAACCGCTTAACATCATGTTCTACGTCTTTGACAACTCTTTTCTGGTCAATAATTTTTTGAGTAAAATCATTTACAGATTGTGAGGCATTGTAAATATTGGACTTAAAATCTTTCTCCATTACAGCCCCTGTCTTAGCCGCCTCAGTTACCAGTCCCATCATCTGCTGACGAGCAGATGCCAGTTGCGTTTCTAAAGCCTTAGCTGCTGCCGGAGATTTGTTTACGTCCATCTTTTTGAGCTGGGCTTCCAGCTTACTAATCTCATTACGAAGTTTTATAACTTCATCATATTGTGCGCTTACGCGGAATACAAGTGTAGCCATATATTAAAAACTGAATATTAATGTTTGAAGTTACACCTCAATTCATTAATATTCAGTTTTTACGATGATTAATACCAAACAATAAACCTATTGTTGCGTATTTGTGTTTTTCAGTGCTTTAATAAAAAAGGCGCATCATAATGATGCGCCAGATTGTCAATTTGTTCTTTAATTTATATCAAAGCCTCACGGCTGGAATATCAAAACTTGACAAGTTCCATTCTTTTAAGAATTTCATTGTATTTGGATTGTATATATGCTTTCTGTTTCTCGGAAGCCGTCACGATCTTGCCTTTGTATTTTCGCATCACAGATTCATTTAAACCTATTTCCTTTGCGAACTTACTGGCATTGATGAACGGAAATGCCTCAAAAAATCCACTTAAGTCATACACATACTCCACAGAATAGCCAACTTTATACCAACTTGGAAATTCACCATGTTTTTTTTTGTAATATTCCGCTTGTTCCTCTAAAACAGAAATAAAGTCCTCTTTCGCTTCCTGTTCTGTAAGCCCAAAGCCATACGCACCGTTTACATCTTCAGAATAGATAGAGATTCCTCCATCATCTGCTTTTTCAATAATAGCCTGAATCTTCTTCATAATCGTGTATTTAAAGTTTTGTCAATTAAATGCACCCACCGAAGTGGGTGCTGTTCTTTTACTTCTTTAACCCCGCCTTTTTCATCATGCTGTCAAGAGTACCTTTAGGTATCTCTTTGGCTGGATGTCTGCCTACAGGGATAAAGTAGTCAAAGTCGGGATGAACATACTTGTGATGTTTCTTTCCCTTTTCGATTGTCCAGCCTGCTGACTCAATCAATTTGTAAAACTCTGAAAACTTCATAAATCAAAGAACTTTTAATTGACAATGCAAAGGTAACATTTTCGTTACTATTAAGCAAATTTTGTAACGTTAAAAAGTAACGTTTCTGTTACTTTTAACATTCTATTGTAGCCATATCTATTTCTTATTTCTTCTTCTGCGTGAAGCCATGTCCTTACCCTTCACCTTTGTAACCTTGGTTCCGGTAACTGTATGGAGCTTGTCACGCTGCATTAATACTAAATTCCTGTATGGTATCTCATAGACCACTTCCCGGTATGACAGATGCAGATTTTCCATGAACGATGCAATTTGTCCCAAGAGAGTATCATTTCCTACGACCTCTGTTTCGCTGCCAGCAGACTTACGTTCCTCGCCAAGCTGACAGCTTTGAGAAAAACCTTTGAGTCAATCATAGAGAGTGCTTCATCTAAAGCATTTACGTTTTCTTCGTATGTTCCTTTGGCTAACTCTTCACTCAAGTTTTCGTCACCAGCTATCAGCCAGGAAAGAGCCTTGCTGTAGGCCTCACTTTCTCCCAGGGAGAGCAGAACTTCTTTCAAATTGTCTGCTTCTTTTACGCCTGACAAATGGGAGATTGCCCCGGCCAGCTTGTGGATAGTAGGAGGGTAGAGCGTGTAGGCTTTCCCAGCGACAAACACCGTTCTGAAATCACTTCCGATAATGGATTCAGTTACTATTTTTGCTCCTTGATTCATTCTGATAAAAGATAAAAATTAAGGGGTGAAGCCATAAAGCCCACCCCTGTTATGGAATTCAATCTCTACCTATTGGATAGGCATTAAACACCTGCTGTTACTTCAGATGAGTCAAACCAGTATTCCGGTGCAACTTCTGCATTTTGTGGTTCCAGTTCCACCGCACTTACAGGAATACCGACAGCCTTGTCTGTTGTGGCTTCACGTGCACCGATGTCAGCACGTGGAATCACACAATACTGGTCATCGTCAGTCAAAGCAACAAGTAACTTCTCAATGTTTACCTTGCCTCTTGCTCGTTTCCAACCCTTATCAGTGTTAATAATATCACCACCCATAAGGTCTTTCTTAGTTACATAGTCATACTCACCGATAGTGAAGTTTACAGTAACATCACCCATTTCCTTATCACTTCGATAGGTCTGATTCGTGAGCTGATTCTTGTAATTTGTACGACTTGCTTCTGCTTCTTCAATCGTCCATGTATCCTGATGGATATTCTTGATTTCTTTCAAGGTTTCACCCTGCAAAAGAGTATGCAAGGCTTGCCCTGTCAAATCTGTGGAAATCTCGCTTGTTTCACCATACCAAAGCTTCTTGATATTAGCGGCTGTGATTTTCTTTGCTTCTGCCATGTTATTTCACATTTAAAACTTCAAACAAAATTCTTACATTCACATAGTGACACTTTAAGGATGTGTCCTCCTCTGTCCCGATTGTGTCGATGGAATAATGATAGGTTGTTCCGTCATAGCGTCCGGTCACTCCGTCAAACAATTCTTGCGCCTGTTTCTCCAGTTCGTTCAGACGTATTGTGTTGGCTTCTCCTTCCTTCAGGTCAGGAACGCAAAGGTTCACTTCTACGAAAGACTTCTTCCAGTACGTGCCCGGCTGCTGTTTTTTAGCGTGAATGACAATCCTTTCTGATTTCATCGCACCCGTCAGTTTCTTGCCATGAGGGACAACATCAATGCCGAAAGGCTGGCAATCACGATAGAGTATGTTCGCTATGTCGGTGGTTACTATCATTGTACAATCTCCCAATCTTCTGCAAATACATCACTAATGGACGGAACCCATGAATCAGCACGTCCAGTATTCTCATTGTAGATAAGGCACTGACTTGTGTAGTCAATAAAGCCATTGCCTGCTAAAATCAAATCTTTGGCCGATTGGGGAAGTGACTGCATCTTGGGGATAACATCGCTTCCAATGTGTGCCGGTACTTGTTTCACTACAAAGAGACCCTTGCCGTTCCAACCGCTTCTTCGGATGGCAAGACCGAACTTCAATGCCTGAATTGCAATGCCGAACGACATTCTTGGCAATGTGGTGATACTTGTCTCACCTTTAGAGATTGCGGTACGTTGTTCAAGAATTGCTGCATAACGCCCCATCAAATCCCGTTGAAGTGAAAGCAAAAATGCCGGATAATCATCTTTGACAACCTCACGGAATTTGTTACTATCAACAAAAATTGCGCATTTCTCGAACTTTTCCATCAAGTCGGAATGTTCGATATATAAGCGGTCAATAAATGTGTCTGCGCACTTGTACGCTTCTTCAAACGGTTCAGCCGGAGACCAGCTTTCATAACCGTCCTGATACTTCACATGATAGCCAGCGTTTGACTTCTCGCTTTCATTAGGTACTAGACCTGCTTGCAGCAAGCCTTTTTCATAAGCCTCACCCATTGTCATGGGTTCTGCTTCAATCTGTTTTGTTCCGATGTATTTCTTCATTTGATTTCCTCCTTTAATCGTTTCTCAGCATATATGGCTGCACCAGTCAAGACTTCGTAACCTTTGGATTCAACGTGCGAGGCATACTCAGCATCGTTTCTTATCACCAATCCGTCATCCTCAACTGAATACTTGTTTGACTTACGGAGTGTTCCGGTCCGGTTCTGATAGTTGCCATTCTTTACAGCGTAATCGACAGCCTCTTTACCAACCTTCTCCTCAACGGCTTTCACCTCGGCATAACCTTGTTCGAAAAAGCTATCCACGTCCGAAAAATCAAATTTTACAGCCATATCTCTGAGTAACCAAAATAGTTTGTATTCTTCACCATGTAAACCTTGCCAGTTCCACGGATATTATCGCCATCCATACATCTGACTTCATCACCAGCCTTCAGTGAGATTTTTTTCTCACAGACTACGTGATAGTTCGGTCGGTACACCTTGCCATTCTCCGAAGTAAACTCCTTGGTTGAGTTATCGTCGCACCGGCACTTACATACGTCCTGCCAGCTTTCTCCACCGGTTCCGGGAATGGGCCGGCCGAACTCGTCTGTTTCCATCGGAGTAAAGACCTTAACCTGTAATGTATGTGGAGCAAATATCATAGGAATCTGACTTTAGGTTTATCTGACAGCGTGTCTTCAAGACCATACTTCTTGCACAAGAAAGAATAGTATTCCTTCAAGCCTTTTGTATCCCATGACATAGAGAAACCGTTCTCGCTGATGGAAGTGGCACGAAGTAGAAGAGAGGGGATGAACTTCGCCATAGCCACCGAAACAAGTCCGATGTTTGACGGGCCCATCTCATCCTCTCCGCTTACTTCTGAAGACAAACTTATCTCCAAAAGGTCAGCCTCCGACAAGTTGATGCCGAAGGTCTGAAACTTCTGTGATATGTAGTCGTTTACTGTCATGCGTTCATGGTTGACAAATCAAAGTTCACAATCAGATTCGGGTTCGTAATCTGAGGAATCCACTCTGCAGTGTATTCCAAATAACGACCGTTCTTGTCCTTGTAACCGGAAATAAGCATATCACCGTCTGCCTGGGTGTAGTTACGTCCAGGTACGCCGTCCACTGCTTCGTACGGAGTGTGGAAACGCATATAACCGACCTTATCCTGCGGAAGCAAAGTGATACGGTCGTCGGCGTAAATCTGCACGTTCTTTCCGGTCTGGTCTTTTACGTAATCTTCCTTGATTTCAATGGCCGGAAGCCCGATGCCAGTGAATACCTGGGAAGCCAGTTGAGATGTAATCAAACCAGTTGAAAGATACATCTCATTTCCTGTAAGCTGCATCTTGAACTTGTCACCAAACTCAGCCGACCCGATGATATTCTTTACGAAAGTTCCTCGGGACATAATCATCTTCTGGAAGTTTCCATAATCAGCTTTCAGTGCATTAATCTGCTGCTGCAAATAGGTGATGAAGTTCGTCTTCGCACCAGTATCAGGCTTAATGAACTTGAACGGCAATTCAATGTTAAGAAGGTCGACGCCTCCGGCATTGTCGTCCTTGTTCTTGACTGTTGCTTCTCCTGTCATCAGAAGTGAACCTACGATAATATCCATGCGCTTGTGAGCTGCCAAAAGTACCTGGCGGTAATCGTCATAGATGAAATTCACGATTTCCTGCATGGCTGCTACCTGGTCAGCAGGTTTAGCTGCGTTAAACTTGTCAATCAAGTCCTGAAGTTCGGACAGGCGGTCAATGGAAATCTGGTAAGCATCGCCAAGATAAGCGATTTCACCATATCCTGAACCGATATTCCGGCGTTCACGGATAGGCTTCTCGCCATAACGAGAATTGATAGAACCAGCCATCACGCCAGTAACCTGACCGATGTAGTCCTTGAACACACGGGTAGTCGTTCTACGGAAATCAAGATACTGCTGCCAGTAGATTGTATCCTTACGAGTCTGAAGGACACGCTGGATAACGGCGTTTACGATATTGGGGTCGTTAAACAGAGTATGAATAGTTAGCATCATGTTTTACCTCCTTTCTTATTCGTTAAACTGGAAATGTGGCAAATTTTCTTTATCCTTTGCATGGAAAGGCATAGCCAACTTAGTAGGTTCAATCTCGAATGCTCGCATCAAAAGAGCAACTAATACAATGCCTTCTTCTACTTGTACTCTTCCGTACAAAGCTGAGTTAGCAACTACCTTTGGAGTAGTTCCGTTTACTGCTGTCGCTTCAAAAAGAACCGTTCCTGCATTCACTGTAGCACCAAAGTCTGCCGCCAATGTCAACTTATCGAAAGCCTTATCTGACTTGTCAATAGCGTTGATTGTAGCGCCATGGGAACCGTCACCAATGTGCATACCCACATAAGCCAAAGAGTTTTTCTTGATTTTCAATGTGGTATTGGAACCGGTGGTAAACTTTTCATAGACTTCTACACGGATAGCCACCTGAGCGGTCTTCTTCACCAAGTCGGCGGCAATCGGTGTAAAGGATGGAAGAAACGAACCAGCGACAAGGTTGGCCGTATCCAGTTTGTAAGGGCCTCTACGTCTTACACCGGTAGAAACGTCATAGCGTTCCTCGATGGACGGTTCAGGCTCAATGTTGTACTTAAATCCTGCTGACATAAATTACTTGTTTTGTTGTTCGACAATAGATTTTGTGTCCGCCTCAATCATTTTGGCGAACTCACTTGCTTCCTTCTCCTGCTTCTGTTCGGCAGTTTCAGGAGCTTTGGAGAACTGAAACCCGTTGTTAGACATATCCTGCTTCATGTCCTTGAAATAAGTATCCAAGTCCGTGTTATCAGGTATGTTGCGGTCTTTCAGCATAAAATCGGGAATACCGTACTTCTTCGCCACTGCTGAAATCTGAGAATTGCGCTGCGCCTGCGCTTTTTCTGCCTCGTAAGCAGTTAGCTTTTCAGAAAGGGTCTTGTTGGAATCAATCAAAGCCTGTGCCCATGCAGGAACATCTTTGTCTTTATCCTTGTCCTTATCTTTGTCGGCATTCTCTATTTTCTTTTTCAGTTCGTCCAATTCCTTTTGGAGACCCGACTTTGCGTTTCTCACTGTATCAATGTCGCCCTGAAAAGATTTCAAAAGACCTTCGACCCCGCTAATAGCGGTTTCTATCTGACTTTCCTCTGTGACGGTTTTTGATAAGTAGTCAGCCACCCCGTCAAATGCTTTATCACCAAACCCAAAGGTTTTATACTTCGTTTTCAGTGCTACTAAGATTTTCTCTTTCATAATTATGATTTTAAATTAGTTCCCATTTATATCCTCTAATTGTATACGAGCTATTCCTGCAACACGCTCTTAGTGATGATGTACAAACATTCATGTTTCTTGCAGCTTCTTTTATGCTGTCCCACACTTTCACAACATCGCCATTTTTATTTTTCTGCACAATCTTTTTTTTACCAACAGCATGATTCAGCCCATTAGTAAATGCATGCCTTATATTTTCCGACAGAGTATTCCACTCAAGATTATAAATTGAATTATTTAATTTATTCCCATCTATATGATTTACAGTTGTTTTTCCAAATGGATTAGGAATAAACGTTTCAGCAACAAGCCTATGCACTAATACATAGCTTTTATGTCCATCTTTCCATAAATCCATAAGAAGATATCCACTATGAAGTTTCCTTCCCTTCATAATCCTAATGCCGGATTTATGTCCAACACTTTTAACTCTACCAAGATTTGATACTTGATAAAAACCTTCATACCCTTTTGCGTCTTTCCATATCTCATTCATTGTCCTGCCAAGATTTGTTCAAAGATTGTCATACCGTATGAGTTTGATTAATAATTTTCTACGGTAAATTTATGGAGAGATATATGTGAGAGGAAATTTTAAGGTCAACGATACGAAACAATTAAGAGAATGTTCGTTATTAGGCAAAAAAGAAAGCGTGACTACTGGAGTAATCACGCTGGAACATCATTCAATTATACTTTTAAAATTTCAATATAGCTGCTTCTATTTCTTTTTTGTCAGAATCTTTTACGTTCCTCAAAGCATTCAGGAAAGGTAAAATTAAAGAGTCATCAACCATGAACCAGACTGGATTTTTAAATAATTTTGGGTATCCGGGATCATCTCCATAGCCATTCCATCTCATTGCCATTCTTCTTTCCCCATTTTCCCAAATACCTATCGCTATAGAAAAATCATCATTTTCAAATACAACATTCTCAACCTTAAAATTACTTGGATTTACATCTTTTGCTTTCATTGTACTATCCTCCATTATATTTAATTAATAATCATAACAAATTTATAGCTGCCAGTTCCTCTGTCAGCGCGTTAATACCTTTCTGAATCTTCTCCAACTGCTGTTTACGGGGTTTGTGTACTCCAGCCGCATAATGCCACAACTGACGCTCATTAATTCCAGTTATCCGGCTCAAAGCAGCTTTAGTAAAGATACTGCTGTAATAGTTGATGAAAGTGGCAGCATCTATCTTGAATTTCAAGGTGAACTCTCCCTGCAAAACTTCCACCGGAGCGATGTTCATCTCCTTGCATGACTCCAGGTAAAGTTCAACAGCTTCCTTCATGTTCTTCTCGATTTCCTTTACGTCGTTACCGACAGTAATCACCGGAGCACCTTCAATATAGGCACTAAGATTATTTCCAGCATGTTCTACAATCACTTCTACGGTTTTCATACTGACCTCCTTTTTATCGTTAAACAAAAGAGGCGGGGGCTATTTTAGCCCCGCTTGCCTCAGAATGTTGTAATAAGTGCCTTTCTCAACGCCTTTCTTGCCGTGGTCGGGGACAATCACTACATGGCTACCATCAGTGTAAACCATGTGACTGCCTTTCTGCCTCACGAACCAAAAGCCATTTTCAGTAAGCAGCGTTACAACGTCTTTAACTGATTTGTAGCTCATAGCGTTTAAGACTTAATTACGATGCAAATATAGTAAAATAACGAATAATTACAAAGAAGTATTCATGTTTTTACTATGATAAAGAAAATAGCGATACCTCGAAAGATACCGCTATTCAAATAGTCAATATTTTAGATTTATATCATTCTGTTTTGTATTATCCCCGTAAATATTCTGACTGGGTTGTTCTATTCTTCAGATTTGCTGCTGGAACTTTTAAGAGAGGAAAGCTGTTTCTGTTTCTCGATGTCGTTCTTCTGTTTCTCAGCCTGCTCTTCTTTGATGGCTTCAATCTCTTCCAGAACTGCATCCACGTTCCCTACAAAGGTGATAGCCCGTTGTTGCGACCAGATTTCACCGTCCTTGGCCTTGATAGCTGTGTCTATCTTGTCTTTGATGTCCTCCAGCTTATACGGCTGCATCTGCACATCCACGTCAATGGTTTCGGAGGCTTCTTCAAGGGTGGAATTCACGGAACCCAAAGCTGATATGAGGAAATTTACACGTCGTTGCATGAACTCACCGACGGTTTCATTCAGATTCTCCACATTCAGGTGGGTGGACATAAACACATAATCGAAAGTAACACCGGATACGGCGTTTCCTGTACCTTTCAGGGAGTCAAAAGAGATTCTGGGCGTATTAGTCAATCCGTATATCTGGCTCAGCAAGGTTTCCACCTCGAACTTGACGGTATCTGGCACCTGAGACCAAGTAAGGTACTGGGCATTTGCTCCCTGGCCGGTCAGCTCGACCACACGGTTCTTGAACTCACCGGAGAAATTCTCCACGTTACCAAAAAGCATGAGGATAGGGAAGAAGTGGTAGTCGATACAGTCCGCATAGTTTGAGAGAAGTTTCTCCAGTCTTACACGGAGGCTCTTTATCTTTTCACAGTACGCTTCCGGACGGTACATATAAATCACCGGCATCTTCTTGAATCCATGTGCGAACGTACCTTTGTCGGTCCAATTGCTTGTCAGCTCCCACTGATAAACCATGTCCTTAGTAATGGTCATGAAACAGGTAATCTCTACATCGTTCAGGTCTTTTTTCTTATATTCACGGGATAGGGCTACCAAATCCCCCTGGTCATTGAAGAAAGGGTAGAGTTTGTCGCCACGGAACGGAGACCAGATGGCACTCTTCAGACGGTATTCAGGCTTAGATTTACCGAAAATTCCTGAAATCTTTCGTTTGAGCTTTGCCCAGAAACCATCATCCCTAACCACATACCAGTATTCGGCCACTTCCTGCTCGGCCAGCCATGCCCTGACCACCTTTTTGTTCTGATATTTCAGCTTGTTTTTCTTGAACACCTGCTTCAATGTGGAAAGAAGGCTTTCTTCCGACTGGTCCGGCTGGCAATCAAGGACCGGTTCTGTTCCCACGGTGAAGGCAGTCTGAATGTTCACGATGTCCTGTTCGATAGGAAGCGCAATCCTGTTTGGGTCAACTTCTTTCCTGACCGCCGGCTCAATATATTCTTTCCCGGTTGTCGGGTCTGTAATCCGTTTCTCAGGCTGGGTCGTGATTTTGATTTTCGGGTATTTCTCTTCATCTATCACTATCTCGTGCTTGTTCGGATTCCAGTCGTTGTAAAGAGCGTGAGCGTTTGGTTGCTCGGTCTTTCGGCCTTTCTTCAGATAGTAGATTTTTCTCTCTACTTCCGGCATAGCTAAAATTTCTTCTATAGTCATATCTCAAAGTTTAATGTCCAAATATTCCTGAAACGTCTTTGGGTTTCATAATTCTACCGAGAAGTTCTCCCAGCACATAGTAGCGTGCAGCATCTATGCCATGATTATCATGGTCTTCCGGCTCGTTGATGTAGTTTCCGTCCTTATCCTTTGCCCAAACATAGTTTCTGAACTCCCGTTGAAGGTTATAAGAACGCTTGGTGATGAATATTTCCATTCCCTGCATCTTGTCAATACCGGCATTGACAGAACCTTGTCCTTTCTCTACCGCGTATATTTTAATCCCTCCGTTATGAATCTCCTGAATGAGTCGCGGGTCCGCACTGTCGGCAATCACTCTCAAATTCCACGGGCGTAGCGTCTTTATAATATCCCCAGAAAGTAATCCAGTTCTATAATCCACTTCATCCAGATAAAGAGCATTGTCAATGATTCCACACCGAATAGAAGCCGATGGGTCATTGGTATAACCAAAGTCCTGTCCAATAGCCACCTTCTTGCACCACATGGGGAACTCGTCCACAATACCCCATTTCTTGAACACGGCACCTTCGGCCACGTCCGCCCATCGACCGATAACCACATGAGCGTACTTCTCCGGATTCTTCTCTTTCATTTCCTTGACTTCTCTCAGGAACTCAGGAGAAAGGTTCTCGATATTGTCGAAGTAAGTCGTATGGATATGAAGTACATTCGGATGGGTGGAAATTTGCACCTGAACGCCGTCAATCTCCACCAGCCGGTGAGTATTCTCTATGTATTTCTTGTAGATGAAGTGATTGGAGTCACAGGGATTCATGATAATGATAATCCGGTTCTGAATTCCCTTCTTACGGATGGAGAGCATAATCTTGTCAAACTCTTCCTCACTGGTCCATTCCTCTGCTTCATCACAGACAAAGGTGGTGATACCCTGAATAGATTTTAGTTTAGCGGTCTGATTCCCGGAAGAAGTCTTGATACCACGGAACATGATACGACTGCCGGTCATCCGGTTTACAATATCGGTTTTGGTGGTCTTGAAATACTTCGTTGTTCCATCCAAATCTATCTTTTCCATCATCTCTGGAATGATAGACATCCCGGCAGATACCATCGTGTAACGGGTATAAAGAATCTGGTGGACTATCTTCTCTGTGGGAGTCATCTCGAACGTCAGACGTTCAATGAAGGTAGAAGCGTTGAAAGACTTCCCCGAGCCACGGCCACCGGTGATAAGGATGATAAATTTCTCGCTGTCGGTGTATAACGGATGATATATCGCTTGGGGTACAATCATTTCAGGTTATTTTTAATCCATGAGTCAATAGAAATTCCGTGGTCAATATCCTTTGGAATATCGGCGTCTTCGTCCTGACGGCGTTCAGTCTTCCTCCATTCATCGTCGTGATGATACAGCCAGACAGACATGGCCTGAAGATTTGGAGCCAGCTCGCTTTCACTTACCTGAAGTTCTTCTTCGCCGGTCAGGTTTCCGTCCAGGTCTTTCAGCTTCCTTACTACAGTGCTTTTTGTCTTGATACCACCTAAAGCTACAGCAAGGAACTTGGCACGTACAGCGGCGGTGATTGTCGCACGCCCGCGCGCTAATACGTCAGTTATCTCCGAATATTTTGACTTTATTTCGTAGAAGTAGGTCGGATTCAGCCCGAGCGCGAAAGCTATTTCCCGGTCAGTGAATCCCTTTTTGGCATACGTTTCTACCTGAGAAAGAAATTCCTCACCCCTGTAATCGAATTTTGGCTTTCTTCCTCCTGGATGTTTCTTATGTTGAGATTCACTTTTCATCATTTATTCCTCCCAAGGGTTTTCACCCTCTTCTTCGACGTATACTCGTTTCAATTTATCCGATATTTCACAGAGCTCATGCTTCATCTGATTTACATGAAACTCTGCAGGCATAGGTAACTCCAATGCTCCTATCAAGTTATCTATTCTATCAATAACCTCACCAAATTCTTCTGATGCTTTCATAATTATTCAATTCTTTCTATCTGTTCATCAAATACCTCACCCTTGATAAACTTGGAATATGGATCATATCCAAATCTTTCACAAAAAGCAGCTTTGGCTTCAAAAGTATCAAAGGAAAGCATCAGATAAGCATCCATATCCTGAGCCTGTTTCTGGGCTGCATTCTTCACCTGCTGCTTTACTTCTTTCATGTGGGCTACCTTTTCAGCTCTTTCCATCTGTTTTGCGGCCTTTTCGGCTTCCTTCTGTTCTGTGACTGGTGCCATCATATCCTCCAAGGCATCAGCAATAGAACTTTCTTCTTCTGTCTGGAGAAGGAAATCACAGCCAATCATATTCAAATCAGCGGCCGTTAATCCAGCATCCTGGTAATCTATATCCGGAACCAATCGGGCCAAAGCATCATAATCCCATGAACCTTGCGCGTTAGGATTGTTCATCAGGATGTTCAATTCCTTCTCCTGCTTTTCGTCTACATCAATGACATCGACGCGGATTCTGTAGTCGTTTTCCGGAAACTTCTGCAGTTCATCCATCACGCTCAGACGCTGGTGACCGGATACGACAGTAAGGCCAGTCCGCTTGTTGACTACGATTCCACCAACTAAGCCGAACTTCTTAATGCCCCGCTTCAATGTCTTACGAGATTCATCAGACAATTTGCGGGGGTTATAATCTGCGAAGTGGATGGCGGAACGGTTAAGTTCTACCGATTCACTCTTTATGTATTTGCTCAGTTCCATACCTATTGCTTTTGTTTATGTTCCCAAAGGATTCTTTCTGCCATCGGGAATACCTTATAAATTCTCTGTAAATCCTGCGGGTAGTTCTTCTCCAGCCATAGCATACAATCCAGATTAAAGCCTACGCCCGAACTGGCCTTTAGCGAATATCTGACAGGCTCCGGAAGGCTGTTCTGCTTCATGTAAGACAGGATGTCTTTCTGTGTCCAATCGGCCAGAGGATAGCACATTCCGTTGTTCTCATATCCGTTTGCTTCATAGCCTTTCAGCATCAGGCGGCGGTTCATGCCGTCAGCCTTCTTCATGCCCAGGAAAGTGTAGTAAAGTCCATATCTGAGCTGCATGGCCTTCACCACATCGGCCAACTTCAAAAGCTTCACTTTGTGGTTTGGCACACAATACATACCACCACGAAGAATGTAAGTAAGATTCCAGTGTGGCACCTGTACAAACTCTATCTTCGGATATTTGGCTTTTACCCATCCAATCCATCTTTCGATGTGCTCTAAACCTTTGACAAAGTACATGAACACGCAGACTATTCTATCAAACTTCGGGTAGATCATGTCCAGCAATACCAAAGAATCCTTACCCAGCGACAGAAACAGCAAAACCCCGTCAGTCTTCTGTCTGACGAGGTCAATATGGCTGTATGTCCTTTCTTGCAGTGTCATTATCCGCCACTCATGCCAAGTCCTGTGCGGACATTATAATACTGCTGTCTTCGGGTGATAAATCTGCCACCCTGAGAGAGACCACCATTCTCTGTAGTCAAACCTCTACGGCCACCACGGTAGCCACCAGTTGAAAATGTGCTTCTGTTTGTTCTGACTCAACGAAAATTTTAAAGGGTTAAACATGCTTTTCAATAATTCGGCCAAGGTCATAAACGACCTGTGCAGCCAGATATATCTCACCCTGATGAGTGTATTCAATCAGGTTGTGGTTCTCATCTTCAAACAGCTCTATCTTTGCATCCTTGACTTCTACCAGTGCGCTGGCTCTGTCTTTATTGTAGCCTACAAAAAACTGGATAGCATCGTAATGCTTAGGCTGCAAAATACCGTCTTTCTCGACACAATACCCATCAGCGTCAAGCTGGCAGTATTTCTTCTGTGTTGTAGGTCTGATTTCTCTGAATTCTTGTGTTTTCTTGCCCGACAAGATTTCGTCAAAGAACTTCTGTTTGATGATAAGCGTAAGTATTTCCATAATCGTGTAAAGTTTAAATGTTAGTTGCGGGGACGTGAATCGAACACGCGACCTCTACCAAGTCAAAGTAGCAAGCTACCACTGCTCCACCCCGCGATAGTACCTTTATCACAAAGATACCTAATTATGAAGACAATTATTAATACCAATTCAACGCATACGAAACATTAAGCCAAATGTTTGCTTTTTAGCCATGCGTCACGTTTCTCCCTGCACTTTTCCAGTGTTGGGGCACAACAAGTAAACAACTCACCTGAATCTGTTTTGTAATCATACTGATACATTTTTACTTTTTTACCTCTTAATCTGGTAGTATAGGTACAATAGTTCTCGCTACCGGGTTGACATATACTGCAACCATTTACGTTTATTGATTTCATATCTATCCTAAATTATCCGTTTACAACTTCTGGTATCTTATAATAGTCACTGTTTGATGCTTTACCTTCGGTTATCCAACCTATACCCACCCAGCATTTTATTTCACCGTCATGAATCACTCTGTAACCTGCATCCACAACCGCCTTGGGTGGGTTCACGCTCATCTTGATGCTTCTTACATCAGATGCTTTGACTGTCAACTTTTCTTTTTTCATAACCATCTCAAATTAGAATAATACACACCGTTCAATTTCGTATAATCACCATACAGCTTTACTTTGCCTTTGTACATCATGGCGAACTTAGAACTGCCAGCGGCAGCCATCATCATGGATTCTGTTACTTTCGATTCATGTCCGTATTTCATTACAAGGGGATAAACTTGCCCTCTGAAGAAGATTTCGCTGTCTGTCATATCATTTACTGACTGAATAGGCAAAACGCCGTTATGGGCAAAATAAACGCCATTCTCGACAAACGGGTGACAGTTCTTTCTGCATTTAGAACCGTGTGTAGCCAGTCTCATGTGAATGATACATTCTTCTTCAATGCCAACCTCTGAAAGATGGGCCAGAAACCTTTGATAATTCATTGACTTGTATCTGTGCTTAGAAGAGACAAAACCGTAACCGTCATGATTGATTCTCTGAACCTTATTTAAGGTGTCCAGCGTTGGCATCTGGACACCTTTGGGTTTATATATTATACAACACATATTTGATTGATTTTAACCGTGTGAGGCTCATGCAAGAACCTCAGCACGTGATTTGAAGAATGATTTTTCTTTCGCTGTCAAGAAAGGTATCTCGTCGATTGAAGTTACCTCTGAACTCAATACGTTCTTCTTTGACCACGCTACCAGCTTGGCACAGAAGTTAACCCAGTTAGAAATCTTTTCGAAGTCCGTAGAACCCTGATGCTGTCTGAACTCTATAGTCTTGTGACGGGTATAAGAACAAGCGTTCACCTTAAAATATCTGTTGTCTCTCATTACGTTTAGAACGTCATATCTCGTTCTGCAACATTCAAAGCTTATACCTTGAAGAGTCTTGCACCACTGGCTGTTGTTTGCACGTCTTGAACGAGCCATAAAAGTATCAATCACCTTCTCTAGTTTCTGATAATTCTTGAACACATTTACATAGGCTTCGCCGGACAGATTTGCAGCCCCTATATGCACATGCAAGCCTGTTGATATATTCACTTGTGCACCCGCTTCATTCAAAGACTTACAGCAAGTCTCTAAACTTTTCATACCTGCCTTACCTGTGAGAACTGGCGATACACATTCGATAGGGTTGTTGCCTCTGATAGAAGAATCAGAAACAAACTTGTAGTAGTGGTTGTTGTCAACGTGATTATAACCCTCATACTGAAAAGGCATTTCGTTTCTTGTAGCGCTTTCTCTCATAAGGCTGGCAGCTACCAGGCATTCAATCTCAACCCCAAAAGTGAACCTGTGTGTCTCTCTGACAGGTTTAGGCAGTTCAGCCATAAGCAACTCGACTTCGTACTTTCTCAAACCCAACTTGACGAAAGCTGCTTTCTTTGCTGACTTAGAACCTTTCATGTTTTTGATTTCTTCTACTTGTTCTTTTAATGTCTTCATAATCGTGTGTATTGAAAATTGATAATCGTGTTGATATGCAGGGCTTTTGCCCTGCTTGTTGTTTATAAAGTTGTTTCTACTACCTTGTGAAGTTTTTTAATATCGTATGCACCTGTACTGCAACCCATATTTGACGCTGATGTAACAGCGAACTCAAGTGCTGCCATAACTTCTAAACTTGCATCTATAGCTTCATTTTTAGCTTTCTCATACTCACGTGCATTAACTGTTGTTTCTTGAACCTTTTCAGCTTCTTGCACTCTTTTAAGAGATTCATTGATAATTCTGATTTGAGCCTTGATTTCTTTGATGTACTCGCTGCTAATAGTATTCATAATTGTATGTGTTTAAATTGTTATTCAAATTATATTTTGACTTTCTGATTGCAAATATCAAACTTTATTTTGAATAAACAAAACTTTTAGAAGAAATTTTTCAAATTATTTTTTGATATTATTCTTTAATATGTCTATTTATAATTTGAAAAATGTTCTTATATTTGCATCAAACTATAATTTGAATAATATGTTACGAGTACAAGAGATCTGTAAGGAGCAGGGAATAACCATGCAGGATTTAGCAAAGAAGATGGGAGTAACTTACCAGGCTTTATATGCTGCTGTTTCCGGTAATCCTACCATCGGAAAATTGGGAGATATATCAAAAGCGCTAGGGGTTAGTATTGTCGATTTGTTTGCAGAGAACTCTCAAGATTCCGAAGTGAACGGCTACGTTAAAGTAAAAGGGAATCTATATGAAGTTCACTCATTTGAGGATTTAAGAAAGTTATTGGAATTGAATGTTTAATCAATAAAGTTTTAGCTATGAAAAAGGTTGTATTTATGTTGGCAATGATTTTGCCTATGTTTATTTTGCCTTCATGTTCTAAAGATGATGAACCAAATATCGACGGACAGTTGGTCGGAATTTGGGAGGAAGATACGAATTCTGAGTGGGAAGTGTTTTGCATAGAATTGAAGGAAGACGGAACAGGTTGCCAATGGGCAGAGGATTACGGGGAAATCGACGAATACGGTAAAAGTTATTTTGCCTGGAGCACGTCAGGAGGGAAAATTACAGTTATACATGAAAATGATGGAAGTATGACAATGGATTATGCCATCAGAAATGGAAAATTATATGTTTCTTATGAAGATGAGACAATTACGTATGTGAAGAAATAATATACAATTATTAGATTGTAAGCCGGAAGCATAACGCTCCGGCTTTTCTACTTATGTAATATTTTATCCAGCATTAGCAAAGACCTTTGGATAGTTCCTTTTCTGGTATTGAATTCTCAGATACCCGATAAGGCTTTCATAGTCGGTCAAGAAACCTTCATTGACCAAATCAGCAACCTTCTTTTCGAGCTGCCACAATTCACGTTGTTTTTGTTCCTCACCATGCTTATTACGTAGCATCTTTTCATGACTGTTGAAGATAACCCAGTTCAAGGCTTCACCGACCTTCTGCATGGCTTTAGGCATAAAGTCTTTGGGAACGATTTTCATAATGGCAGAAGAGAGTTCCCTATAAGCGTCCCCAGCATCATTCCGGTAACGAATCATTTGATCAGAAACGAATTTGATTACATCATATTTGAATGACGCATTTAGCCACATAGCCAAATCAATGAACAATACAGGATGAACCCAGGTTCCACCGCATTTACCGCGTGAACTTAAATAGGGAGAATTTTGCCCATTTAGATTTTCTTTTTCAACGATGGTAGCGATTAATTCCTTGGTTGATTCATTTTCAAAGTATTTCTTCAATTCTTTGTTTGAGGAGTTTCGTTCGTTCCATAACTTTACAAGCCTGGTAGCATTGAAATAGCCATCAACGGTGCGTTGAATAACTTCTAAATTCCCCATTTGCCTTACCATTTCTTGATTTGTTTTCATGTCTCAGTGAATCTTAGATTAAAAAATTACCCCACCAAAGGCAAGCTCCTCACTTCTTACCGATGGCAGGGTTTATACTTTTCAGCCGTGAGGATAGCTGTTATTATCTCTTTGAGACAAAGTTACCAACATGGTGATTTTTAGCCTAAGATTGCTTAAACAAAGAACAAACAATTGGCAAAATGTTTCATAAAAATACCCCGAACCTTCCGGAACGGGGTCACTTGATTAGTCCTTTGACCTTCAATCTTTCTAAAATCTGGTTGTAAAGATACTCTATATCTTGCCGGAAATCCTTATACTGCTGGTAGATAAAGGAAACATCAGCGATATTGTTTGAAATTACACACGGGGAAACATCCGGGAACACGCCGGAGATTTCTGCCCGGATACCGTTCGGCAGCCGTCCGCCGGCAAGCACGCTGGGGGCGAACAAGAACAACACGATGAAGAGGAACTTCTTCCGCTGGGTAACACTTTCTGGATTGGGCGGACAATCTGCATCGGAAAGTATCTCTCTGAACCACTCATAAATCTCCGGGATGAGAGTAAAATCAGTCAGGATAGGGGAGGATAACTCCTGTTCACGTTCTGATAATCTTGATTTTTGTTCACGTATTGATTTCAACTCCACGATTGATGAAAATTCTTTTGTCATAGCACGATTTATTTAGTTGGAAATTCTTATATTTGCATCATTAACCGTGTGGGGGAGTTGGCTTCTAATCGTGTGGGCTGGCTCCCTTTTTTATTTTATGCCAAGTGATATGCATTCAGGATGGCGAAAGTGTAGATGATGACCGTAACCAGACTGTCCAGGAACACCGCCCATGCTCCCAGCTTTTGAGTCTGACTGAAACTCATGGCCAGGACAATGAGGAAACATACCCATTGACTTGAGAACAATCCTATACCCAAAAGCAAAAGCCCGACGGTATCCATGAACAATGCAACATGGAGCCACGGATGCGCCATCAGATACCAGCTTTTTGCTGTCTTATCCAGCTTCTGAAAGACTTTTACATGTCGGTATAACTATCTCCATTTCCGTTAAATTCTATTTTTGCCATTGTTCAATCCTCCTTTTCTGAACTGTTCGGATTTTCCGAACGATTGGTTTCAATATGGTTTGCAATCTCATCCATGGCTTCATTCCATGGAATCTCACCTAAATATTTTAAGCAGGCATCCCAACCTTCCATGAACGAAAGCTCTCTCAAAAGTTTAGTGCTGGGCATTTTACTCCCTGATGCAAATATTTTTGCAAATTCTTCTTTTTTACTCATATTCAGTCCTCCAAATCATCGAAATACTGTCCATTTTCTTCTATGAAGTTATCCAGCGCTTCATCGCAATAACAGCCATCACAAGTCCCGTATGCTGGCTTTTCGATTTCTCCATTCGTCCACGGGCAAAACGGGCACAAATCTTCTCCTATGGACTTTTTCAACTCTTCTCTATTCATAGCTCAGTCCTCCAAAAAAGGTATCAAATCATCGAAGTATGCCCATTTATCAACCTTATCAAACTGTTCATACAAAATGGTGTTATCTCTCTTGTGGTAATATCCGCATCCATAGGAACCATCTTTAAGGATATACAGGCAGAACTTTCGTTCATGCGGTGTTTCTTTTGCATCGTGCCATGAAGCGTTTACTCTCCAATTTGCACCTTCAATGAAAGCCGGAATAGTGAGTTTATCAATACATTGCCTTACCTGTAAATCAGTCTCCTTTTTCCATTCATTGTCGCAATACCCTTCGGCTGCTTTTCTGACTTCAGCGTATTTCATAATCATTCCTCCTTATCAAGTTCTGAAATCGGTATATACTTAATTATTTTTCCTTGTGGCACAAGCAAATCATACAATGTGAATAACCTGTTACCTGCAACGGAACTTACCAATAAAATCATGTATCCACATGAAGAATAGCCACCTTCCAACTTGCATAAACAAAAAGTTCCTACAGGCGGTATTCCGTCCTTTTCTATTGTTCGCCATGTTATTTCCATGCTCAATCCTCCGTTGGTGTTAAATCTTTCATATAGGCCCATGTCATCACCGTATTCCATAATGCGTACGCACCGTAGTAACACAAATCATATTCACCATATATTGTGTTCACTAAAAGAAGTTTTCCCGGCTGAGGTTTTTCAGTGGAATTATGCCAGGCTGCATTTACTCTCCATTTAGCACCTTCCATGAAATCGACCATACATACTTGCTCTTTGCCTGCTCTCCATAGTGGACGACAAGCTTCTTTGGCATATTCTTCTGCCGCCTTTTTAATGTCTTCTTTCTTCATAGTTCTATTTCATATTGCTTGTTATCAATCTTAGGCATTCGGTCAAGTAAAGAGGATGGTACTTCGACACCATATCTGTTTTCGATTTTTATAGGAATCCAGTTGTAATAGACACCACTTTCTTCATGATATACAGGGATTCCATAATCAGCAAGAATACTACCATCAATGCCTTTGAATTTATCTTTCCATTTTTTGATAAAATCTTTTGAAACCTTTAGCCGTTTGTTTGGCTTGAAATAAGTATGTCCTCTTACCGTGTATGGGACTACATTTTGAGGACTTAACAAATCTGCAAACCTCCATGTATCTTCTGCCCACACACAAGTAATACCGAAATACCAATAGTAGCCAAAGTTTATAGGCTTAACTCCAGTAAATTCTTCAACCATTTTAAATACCTCTTTCTTCTCTGATTCTGCCTGCTCGTAGAAGTCTTGACATATTTTTTCAAGCTGTGTTCCTGGTTTTGCTGTTAGTTTCATTATATCTCCTTTCCACCTATCCCAGCAGCCACCACATGACTGCCAGGAACAGGTAATACAATTTCGTTTTCATTGATTATCTTTTTTATAATACTCAACAATCGTTTTATTTAACGCTTCGATAATATTGAATGTCAGTGTAGCTGGCATTTCGTTTGTAACCATATTCTTGATGTACACCTGACCATCCCTGTATTCAAGAATGGTGTCAAGTTCTACTATTTTAGGTTCTTCATTCATTCTTTTAATTGTCTTACAATTGTATCAATACACACATAAACAATCATAAAACGAATAATGGATTCGCTTCTGTCAGCGTTAATCAAATCTGCAATCAATGCCGTAACAATTTCACAGATAATTATGATTATTATTGCTTTTACGTAGTATTTCATCACTTTTCCTTCTTCATTTTCTTATCCATCCATTCAACAGCATCCTGTATGGATGAAACCTTCTTAAACTCACGTGTAACGCAGAACGTCATGTACTCACAGATAATTTCTCCCACATCATTAAAGTAAATGTTGTATGCTCCAGTGCTATTTGCTCCAGTACACGGTATCTCAAGTTCCAAAGCTTTCAATGCTTTTTCAGCATCACAAGTGAAGTAAGCATATATATCATGCGAAACCTCCTTGCATCCGGTCAATTTTACAATGTTTGCCATATCACTTTTTTTGTTTTTAAATGTTTTCTGTATTTCACTGGTATAAATCGTTTGAGTTCCGGAAGCGAAGCAGAAACAATGTGTATCCATGCGTTCCACCTTTGTCCGTCATGGTCTCTTGACGGTATCGAGCAGATTTGTCCGTAACAAGTTCCGTTCTTTCCTTCAGCCTTGCATTTCACACAGCACCCTTCACATTCGGATGAAAGATGGCAAAGGATGCAAGCCTGTTCTTTACTAATTCCATAATCCAGATTTAAGGACAATTGAGTTTCTTTCATTGATTATTTCTCCTTCTTTCAACTAATAATTCCAACCGTTTCTCACACTCAGCACACTCGATTTTCTTGCGCTCAAACTTCTCCCGGAACTTAACAAGCTCCTCATCCGTGTTCTCATCAAAGAACATGTTGTTCTGACGGTTGTGCTCGATGTACTCATTCATCTTGCGTTCTGCTTTTGTTATCTGGGCTTTTGTAGACATCAGTTTACTAAGGCAACCGTTAACATCCATAGATTCTCCAGAACGCTTGTCATAGAAGTACAGGCTTGTAGATACAATCTGTTTGGGGTATTGGCACTGTAATTTCGCCATCCTCCATCTGATTACCCATTGGTACCGGAAATATATCTCACGGGGAAGATTGTAGTGATATAAGCTTACTTGTTTTTCTTCATATCCGTAGTAAATAGTTACTTCAACCCATTGCTCAATCTTCAGTTCCCTTTCAGCTTTGGCCAAATCCTTAGCCATCTGGAACCAGTCATCCACACTTTCCTGCTTTCCCATATCATTTAAATTTCAATTCAAGTTGTGAGTAAGGTTCTTTATACCCAGGATTTGAAAATAAGAAAGCCTTTCTCAATGCCTCGAAGATTCTTTCACTCATGGCCTTAGAAACATTGTTCTTGTCAGCTTCTCTGTTAATCAGCAAGCATCTTTGAAGGCTACCATTTATCGGCTTCTCGTCGAGGAACAGGCTGTACTCAGTAAATATCCGGTTCTGACGTTTACCTTCCTTTTCTTCTTCATCAGTCTGGTACCGTTCAAATACGGTGTCTTGAAGTGTTCTTAGACACCTTTGTCCACGATCACTCCTGCATCCCAGCATTTCGTTTTCGAACATTACTGACAAAGCACGCTTCTTACGGGCATTGCCTATTCTGGCCCATCCATAATAGACTTTTAGTTTTCCCATGACTTAAAATAGATTTTGTTGCACAATAATTCCTTCAGACGTTTTAATCTCTCCAAAACATTCTCTCCGAAACCTTTTCTCTTGTTCATCGAAATATTCCTTGTCTATTTCGGTACCATAGAAATCGAACCCCATCCGATAAGCTGCTATTCTGGAACTTCCACTTCCGAGGTGCGTGTCCAGTATTTTGTCACCTGTTTTAGCAAATTTTTCAAGAATCCATTGATAGAGTTTGATAGGTTTCTGTGTAGGATGGATTTTTGATTCTTTATTGTTACCTCCACGACTTGAAAGATGAATGATAGATGCCGGACAATCAAAAAAAGTCCAAGCAAGCTCAAACTGGGAAAAATTCTTCCAAGGCTGCATTTTATCCCAGCACAATATCCCGCGTGTAGGTGGTAGAGAAAAATAGTTGCCTCCCCATATCACTTGATTACGGCTTATTCTGAACAGTTCCTCGAAATACTCTTTTGAGGGAGGATGACAATCCCAATCGCATTGCATAGTATTCAATGCCCGGTTTTTAAGTTTTCCAGCTCCTTGATTAAAGCGTTTCCTTTTCAGCCTTTGAGCTATACTTTCGCCATTGTATCCTCCATGTCTACGGTTCATGTTGCTACCCATTGACATGTTCGGGGCATTTATTCCGTATGGAGGGTCGACCACTGCCAGCTCAAAGAACTTATCTGGTATGTTCCGCATGTATTCCATGCAGTCCATGTTATGTACCTCACTAACCATTTTACGCAACCTTTCGTTTTCTGATAATCTCCTTACAGATAGCCTCACAAAGCACACGGGCCATATTCACCTCAACGGCATTACCGATAAACTTCTTCTGGTCTGACTGGGGACCAATCAATACATAGTCTTCAGGAAATCCCATTATTTTCTTGAGTTCTGCTATCCGAAGCATACGCATCTTGATGTCGATGATGCCATACAAAGCCATAAACTCCTTAATCTTGATTGTCATCGGACTGTCATTAGATGTAACCTGTATGCCGATACCTCCTTCAACCTCTACCAGATAAGGCGGCATTTTATCCATCCGTGCTATCAATGTGAAACAAGGGTTGTTCACAGAACCTCCGGCACTGGTAAACTGCGGATTCATAAGGTAATGCCATTTGCGGTTGGCTGTGATAGTTTGTGATGGTTGCTCAATGCTGCTTCCTACATTTGAGAAAGCCGTATTCATTATCCATGGTTTACGGATAGAAGCCTGCCTCATAAGGACCGGAGTTACCAAATTCTGCTTGGGAACCGTCATTATAGCTGGACATGGCGTTTCAACGCTCCCCAACTGACCTCCACCGGAATAGTAGTTCATAAAGAACGGAGTAACCAATGATAATCTGTCTTTTGTCAATAACGTAGGACATGGCAGGTTAATATCCTTTCCCTTATCCTTGAAGTTATATGAGCACAGGAAACTTGGATTAACTAATGCCAGTCTATCCTTTGTAGTCACTGTCGGCGCAGGCTGTTCTACCGAATGGTTGTGGCCGTTCCCGTAATACGCCGACACGAAAGCATGATGGTCTTTACAGGTAATCGTCCCGGCAGGTCCTTCCACAGATATATTTTTGCAATCTGGCTGTCCACTGAATTGTTTTGAAAGGAAAGACACCTGTACCTTGGCAAAACGGTTGGCCGTGGTCAGTACGCCACAAGGTTCGTCTATTGATTTGACCGTGTCCTGAGGTCTTGCTGTATTGTATCGGGATATGAATGCGTCCTTTCCTCCGGCCACGAATTTAATCAGACCGGCGTAGATACGTTCAAGGGTCTTCTCGGCCAGTGGTTTTTTCCGACTGAAAATACTTTCTCCCTCATCGGAGAAGTCCAGCACCTCTTTGACAGGCTTCCACTTCTCCAGCCGACCGAACATGTCTGTTTTACCATCTTTGCAATGGGTCGGTTCCGGGAATACTATCGGAAGTCCACGTTTGGCGAATATGCCAAAGAAACGCTTGCGAGTGGTATAGGCACCATAATCGGCAGCGTTCAGGATTCGCCAGTCAAAATCATAACCATACCGCTTCACATTCCGTTTCCACTTCTCATAGCATCGTCCTTTATCCTTGCTGATTGGGTGTCCATGTTCATCCATATCTCCCCAGCTCATAAACTCTTCCACGTTTTCGATTTGAATATAGTCAGGGTTTATGGCTTCAATGTAGCGGAAAAGATGTTCGGCCAAAGTCCGGCTGTCCGCGTCACGAGGCTGGCCACCCTTAGCTTTACTGAAGTTCGTACATTCAAGGCTGGCCCATAATACAACTAGTGCATCCGAATAAATCTTCTTCATTCGTTCTACATGGGCCACCAAAGGAGATAGTTGCAAAGTTCTGATGTCCTCCGTGAAGTGGAGCGCATCCAGGTGATTTGCCGCATGGCTGGCGATGGCGTTTGCATCGTGGTTTACACAAGCGACAACTTTCGCACATTGTTCATCTTCGTAGCGTGCGTTTTCTACTCCGGTACTGGTTCCCCCGGCACCGCAGAAAAGGTCTATATAGAGTAACTTTATCATATCAGTTCCATCTTTGAGGTCGGTTGTTTATTCTCCCCAGGTAAGCGGCTATCTTCTTCTCCGCATCCTCACCGTTGCGGACGAAAATTCGTGTCCGTGTCTTGTCGCCTGGGATAGCTACATACTTTCCATGTTTCTCCAGTTCCCGATGCTGGGCGATTTTCAGTTCGGTTCCAGAAGGGTTCTTCTCCAAATCCACTTTACGTGGAAGCATTGGGTCATTTTCCGTTATCATTTTGCAAGATATTTGTTGATTATGTTACTCACTACAAGTCCGGCTTCATCACACATCCCGGCAAAGTTGTCAGACAATGAAGCGTTTTTCTCTTCATCGGGTATTCGTACTATGCTTCTCAGTTCTTTCAGTACGCGCTTTACCTGAAAAACTACCTGAGCATCTATTCCGTTTGATTCAAGTTCTGACTGGAACTCCAGTGCCGCACCCTCAAGTAAGTCTGAATAGATGAACAGCTTGTGCATCTTGCGAAGCATTTCTACCTTGAACTCCGGGGTATAGTCCTGAAGAAGTTCTCCCAAAGAATGCGGTTCCAGCTCTCTTTCAAGGGAGTCAATCTTGTTCTTGATTTTCTGTGCTTTGGCAAAGTTCATGGATGAAATCAAGGCGATATACTTCTTTTTTAGCTCATTGAGCTTTCTTTCTGATTCTTGTCTTGTCATTTCTCTACTTTTCTGATGATTAAATACTTTGGCTCACCCTTGCGGAGATTGCTTAATGTCTCTTCGTCAACCTCTGCCTCTGTGAGTCCGTTCACGTTCATGTATTGTGGGAGACGGTATTTTTCACGTAACCTCCTGATCAGGTTCCAGTCACGAGTTACCCAGTTGATTGTGATTTTCATATCATTTTCTCAGGCTTTCACCGCTGAAGAGGACGGTTTTCGTTATCGCCCTCAGCCGGTCAATGGTTCTTTCCCCATATTTCTCTCTCAGCTCGTCTATCGTGAGGTTGGTGGTCAGGATAAGAAGCTTTCCTTTCTTCTCTGCTTCGTCTGCCAGCTCAGCGAATGCAAGCCTTTTCTCGCCGTATTTCACGCTTAAATTCTCTGTCCCTATATCATCCACGTAGATGATGTGTTTCTGCTTCACGGTGTCTAAATCAGCGTTCATCTGCTGTGCATCGTAACAGCTTACCACCTTGCGGCAGTAATGGTTAAGAACCAAAGGAAGAATCTTTCCGCAGATAAGGGTCTTTCCGCGTCCGCAGTTGCCGAAACACAGAAGTCCACGACCTTCATTGCCGGCCAGCCAGCCTGCCACTTCTTCGTACTCAGGAAGCCATCTGGCATTTTCTCCAGTGAAGTACCTGATACCGGCCCAGAGAACTCTTTTGGCATCCGGAACGGTTACCTGTACGACGTTAGGAATAGGGGAGAAGCCCGTATCTTTGAGCCGTTCGATTGTCTGTTGAAAATTTATCTGTTCCATGTTTACCAGCCTTTCTTGTATTTTTCCGGTGAATTATCCTTCAGAACTATGCCCACATCTGTTTTTGAAGGCACTTTCTCACGACTGGCCCAGGTTGCCAGCCGTCTTGGAAGCTCCCAGGTCTTTTCCAGTTCATAGCGCATCTTGGTTTCTGACTTGTTAAGCTCGCTCCAGTAATCGAAGAAAGCCCGAATCATTTCTTTCGGGTACTGGCCGACATAAGGAACCAATAACTGGTAGAAGGATTCTTTTCGTGAGAGAGTAGCGGCTTTAGCCGCGTCTTTCTTTCCTACTACGTTAGTAGTAGTTTCTTTAATAATATTCTTCTCCTTTATTTGCTTTGTGTCACCCGTGTGTCGCTTTTCTGGCTCTTTGGCAGGGTGTGTCACCTGCTGTGTCGCCACTTGTGTCATTAGCTGTGTCGCCACTTGTGTCATTAGCTGTGTCACTTGCATCCGTAAATTATTGATTTCCTGAATGATATTTGTGCCACTCATTGTGTCATTGCTTGTGTCACATGCTGTGTCAGACTCTGAACCATTATACTCATTGTACTTTACCAGGGTTATTACATTCATTCCTTGTTCCTTGGAAAGAGTTATCATGTTCTCTCTTCTCAGAAAGGCAAGAAATGTCCGTACTTTCCTCTCAGACCATTTCCAACGCTTTGATAAGAATCTTATGGATGCAGGATATTGTCCTCTTGTATAAGAGACTTCTCGACCTCCGATACTCTCCATACGGGGCGTTGCCTCAAATCGTGCTGACTGAATCAAGTCAAGCCACGCTTCGCAACTGCTAAAAGTCCGGGCTTCATTCCACATATCATTCGAGAAGAACTTGCGGCTTAGTTTGATATATCCTTCCATAATCTTAGAATCTTACGTTAGTCAACTGTCTGCTATTGGAGTACACGGCCCATTTGCCGTTTCCGCTATCCACCAGGCGTAAATCCTTGACTTCGCCAAATCGTTTCAGATTCCCGCAAAGGTCAACGATCCAGCCAGCCTCCTTGTTTGGATGCGGGCGGATGGCACGACCGACTATCTGATACCAAAGAGCCAGCGACATTGTCGGACGGGCCATGACAATCGTATCCAGTTCAGGATAGTCAAATCCGGTAGTAAGTACACCTACGTTGGCCACAACGGGTATTTCTCCGGCCTTGAACGCTTCAAGGATATGTTCACGTTCTTTTTTCGGTGTTTCTCCCGAAACGATGGCTGTTCCGGGAATAGACCAGGTAAGACGTTCTGCTTCCTTCAAAAAACGGGTGAAAACCAATATACCTTTTCGTTTTACACCGCTCTTGGGATTCATAAGCCTTTGCACAATGCTCACCAGAAACCCGTAGAAGTCGATACGCTCATACTCTTTTACTACAGACTTGTCCGTGTAGTCGGCTCCGGTAGTGTTTACCTTCAGATTAAGTTCGTTCCATCCCAAAGGATTCATCGGATAATAGTTCAGCTTCGAAAGATACCCCATATCCAATAGAGTAGAGATTTGAGCCTGATAGATTACCTCAGAGAACACGCACGGGCGTGTACGTGTGATGAACTTCAACATGCTGCCGAAATCCCTGCTTGATGAAAGACGGTAAGGCGTAGCCGTCAATCCAAGTACTTTACATTTCAGCATCGAAAGAAATCTCTTGTACATTCCGTCTTTCGGATTAACCAGATGGCACTCGTCGATAATAATATTCTGAAAATGCTGGAAGAGTTCCGGATGGTTGACTACGCTTCCGATAGTGGCGAAAGTTATTCTTGAAATCTCCTTTCGCCCGAATGAGGCAGAGTAGATGGAACAGTCCAGAACACCATACGAACAGAGCTTCAGATAGTTCTGTTCCAGAATCTCCTTACTAGGTTGGAATACCAGCGTGTGCCCTTCGAGGCGGCTGGCGATGTCGGCTATTACCAGACTCTTTCCGGCTCCGGTAGGCAGCACCATGATGGCATTGTTCTTCTTTGCTTTGTTGGCAAAGAAACTGACAGCCGCATCACTGGCCTTTTGCTGGTAATCTCGTAAAACATAACTCATAAGCCTTTCTCCTTACTCAGTTTGTCTCCCAAAGCTTTGTAATACTTTGTGAGTTCGATTAATTCAAAGTCAGTCCATTTCTTTGTCTGTGCGGCTTTCCATGCCAGCTTGTCGAAGCGTTGCTGACCGATTTTAGCTATCAGATTCTTTTCATATTGTATCAGATGGTCGGCACTGAATCGGTTGCAGTTGTGCATAGCATATCCATTAGCAATGTACGTATGAGTATCTGTTTCCATTGCAACAATTTCCATTTTGCCCAAATAAGTGATACTTTTGACTTTTGTGTCATATTGAGATTTCAGTTTTCCCAATTTCTCAATATCGATTTTTTGAATCTTAAAAGGTCGAACACGCATTAAGAATTGCAGTTTTTCAACATTTGTCCCTGTAATTAAAAACTGCCATGTTTGGTGTTGCTTTTTAAATATTCCACGTCTGTCGCAAGATTCCATTGTCTGTCTACAAGTCTTTTTATTTCCAGTAAACTTTTCTAATAAAACCTTGATTTTGTCACATATATCCATGTATTTTTCGCATTGAGCGATTCCTACACGAAATCCATATCTCAATGTACCATCAGGATTTTTGATTTTTTGCTGGCAAACATGACCATCCGCATCAATCATTCCGGCAATCCATCCACTTTCATAAGACATATCTTGTAGTACGACTTGGAATGGTTTACATACGGTAGTAGTAATATGGTTTGTATTCGGCCCGCTCTTATGTTTTCCATGAAGATTTACTCCATTTATCCACATATTTTGCGTTTCACACCACTTATAGGCGGAGCTGATTTTATCACGTGTAAGCCATTTATGATTGGCTGTCGTTTTTATTTTATCGCCATTTTCAAGTTCTACTTCATACACATCTTGAATATCCCTTTCTACAGATATAACTTTTCCTATTCGGTATCTTCTTGATGTTTTATAGATTATTTCTTCATCAAAGGCAAAAACTTCTTCGCCTACTTTAATATCGCCAAGTTGTTTCCAAGTGAAATCTTTCATAAGAATTAGGCTATCAGGAGTCAAACAATGGCGGCATTCTGCGTGGGCGTTGTCCTCGTCAAAGCGTGTGGCCATGTGGCGGCGCGAATGGAAGTGTCCGCAATCGGCCTGTTCGTATGGCTTTATCTGGCCGCATGATATACAGCGGAAATACCCGTTCGGCATACAATCACGAAGCCGGATATAGCGGCTGAAAACTTTATCGAGTTTGGCCACTAAATCCGGCTTCTTCTTTACTTTGATACCTGCCTTGTCGAATAGCGGCAAGGGTTTTTCTTTCTTCTTTTTAGGTTTCTTGATGTAATACGGCATAATTCATAATTTTAGCTTGTGGTACCGGCAGGATTCGAACCTGCAATGTTTGGCAATCTTCACGTCTGATGCGTAGAACGGTATGATTCGTTTTACATTGATGCCCCGTTTTCATAACATCGTAACCAAATCTACTAAGAGTTGTCAGCGTCTATCCATTCCGCCACGATACCAGAAGCCCGTCTTTCCGGGCTGTCAATTACACTTCGATGATTACAATGTCAGGTGCAATAGTTTTAATTGCTTCAATCTGTTCATCAATAACAGTGTTTTTATATTCCTCAATGGCTTCATTTGCCCCAGCAGAAACCAAAGAAAGAGAAACTTCACGGCCATCTACATCTGCATAAATTTCAACTTCGATTTCTTCACAATCAAATCCTTTAAAAAGAGGGATATTCAGTTTGAAGGATTTCGGAAGATTGGAATTTACAACCTGAGAATAGTTATCTGTTTTGTTTCCATTTTCTTCTTTACTACGTTCAATATCCTGATTTACTTTAGCCTTGAAGTTCTTCAAAGTAGAAACCAGCATCATGTTCTCAGACTTATCCTTGAAGAAGGCACGGTGCATCTTGAAGAACTGGGACAACTTAATAGGTTCCCATTTCCTTTCCGCATTGATACCGAACTCCTGCATTTCCTTTGAAGGCTGAAGGATTCCACCGATTTTAGTCCGATAATAGTTGGTTTCATCTATCGTTAATGCTAACCCCATATTATCACGGTTTACGATGATGTGGGTCGATTTTTGATTAATCAATTCGACACGCTTCTCCAGCCATTTGAAAGGTGCATCTATCGTTCCATTGATAACTACTCTTTCCGGTTCTTTCGGGTCAAGTGCTACGGATGCTTTACCTTCTCTTAATACTACTTCGATGGGTGTACCGTTGTACTCTTTCGGTACTACCAAATTGATTTTGTTTTCGCTCATGATTAATTGTCTGTTCCTGTTTTACGGTTAATACTAAATACTGTCTTTTGCATTTCTTGTGGCATGATTGGGCGGCTATAAACCAGCTCACCTAACTTGTTGTAGAATCCTACCATCTTTTCTTTATGGTATAAGAATTTTGCACACTCTTCGTTCTCGACAAACTCCGAACCTCTTTTGATGTGGTCCAGAAGTTCCTGCTTTTCTTCATTCAAAGGTTTCAATCGTTCTTTGAAGCTTTCCATAGCTTCTTTCTTCTCCAATTCAACATCGTTGATGGTGATGGATACCTCGGCCAAAGTCTCTTTCTTCTGAGCCAGTTCTTCGGGGGTAAATCGGTGAGTATATCCGATTTTCTCTACCGCATCGGCGTTGTCCTGAAGGAACTGCCATCGTTCCTGTTCAGGAATGTCTTGTCCTAAAAATTTATCCATATCATCTATAGCTTTTTAATCCAAATTCATCATAAATACATCTTGCAGTACCCATACCATTATAAACTGGTATATAACTTCTTTGCAAAGCCTTTTCTATTTGATGGATACCGCTGGAGTTAGGATTAATTGATTTTTCAGGATGAAAAAATCGAGCTACATCTTGTGGAAATTTTCTTTTTTTCATAAGTTCAATGTTTTAAATAAATTCTTTATTACGTTCGATTTCTTGTTGTGCGTATATAAGTGCCTGTTGTTCGTTGGCTGCCGGCAGATATACTCCGGCCACGGACGCAGACCAGTTACGGAAACGGTCAATGCTCAAAGTCATTTCACCTGTTGTAAGTTCTGCTGAGCTTCTCAGGTAGGTAACTTCCTTGCCTTTCTTGTTGACCGTCTTTCTCTCAAACAAATCACGGTTGCAAGTCCTTTTGTAGAAGTCAATCTTTGCTTCATCAAGGCTGCAACCGTACTCACTGCCGAAATACCCTAAAAGCAGATGCAAATAGCTGTTCTGGGATAGTGTGCGGTTAGGAAGCTTCTTTCTCACTTCCACAACTGCACGCTCCTGGAACAGTTTGTTTACATAAGCCTTGAACTTGGGTATATCGTATTCATTCTTCAGATTGAATATGCTCATAGGCTAGAACGGTAAGTCGTCTTTGGGATTTCCGTTCGCATCTACATCAGGTGGAAACGCCTGTGCCATGGTTGGCGTTTGTGTCGGTGCCGGTTGCTGAGCTGGCACGGATGTTGTCTGGTGCATCGGCTGACGGCCTTCCAGTTTATAGCAGCGGATGGACACCATACGTTTTAGTTGTCCGTCCTGATTTGTCCACTCCCGACCTTGAAGGGAAAAGGAAACCGTTATTACGTCACCGGTTCTGAACTGGTCAAGTTCGGCACATTTGTCACCACTTACTTCAAGTGGCAGGACGTTCTCGTACTGGCTTCGTTCACCTGTATAGGGGTCGTAGGTTGTGGCATCAAGAATAAATTCTCGTTTCACAAACGGGTTGCCACCGCTTTTGGATGGTATTTCTTGGGGCTGGCCAATATAGACCAGCCGTCCGGTTATTTGATTAGGCATAATATATAGATAGAAGATTTGACGAATTAACTCTAATATCCATCAGAATTTTTCGCCGTTCATTTGTTATCAATGCGTAGGCACAATCTCTAGTAAGATAGGTCAGAAGTCCATTCTGTTCACCTCTAAGCTCATAAATTCTTCCATTGTATTCTATTTCATCCATTTATCTAGTCTTCTGCAAAAATTTTCTTATCGGTTATCAAATCTCTGTTGTCATTCAAGAACCGGATAAAGTCCTCACAATGATTTATAAGGATAGGTATATCCCGTGCCGGTACGAAAGTGTAGCTTTCAGTATAGGTTGATTTGAAGTCCGTAATATTATACTCAAATGACCTTACATCACTTCCGTTCTGCATCAGACAGTATGGATAAACCATGTGCTGCCAGTGGTCTTTGAACTTACCTACATAATAACTTCCGGTAGTCTTGATGTCATGTACTGACATCGGCATCAGTTCATCTATATAACCATATAGAAGAACTCCTCCGAAACATGTAGGCAAAACTGCTTCAACCCGTTGCTGGGTCAAGGCCCCTTTGTAATAGTCTGCAAACTCACGGCAGATTGAGATAGGGAAATCGAACTGACGGCATTTATAGGTGGCTCTCAGTCCGACCAATGTCTGTCTGCCATCCTGCATGTCTGACAATAGTCTTTCCACCTGTACCTTGTCTGATTTTCTGTTTTCAACCATACAGTCGACCACCTCATTGAAAGCCGTTCCCTTGTCGGCTGCTTCACTGTCGAACGGCACACGGTTTATTGTGTCAATCAGGCTCTGAAACTGCTGCTGTCTGAACTCTTCGGGGGTATGTGGGGAATTCTCACTGAATCCCCAATACCTTTCCCAGATGGCATCACTTTTCAGATAGCTTGTAAAGGCATCCAAAAGTGTAGCATAGAACTTGAATTTAGGCTGCTTTGTCTGCATAAGTCTTTGTCTCTTTATCGAATACCAGCCCGAGAGCTTTTACTTTTGCTGAAAACAGATTTCTGGCCATATTCAAGGAACTGCCTACATGCTCAAACTCATTAATTCTTGACGCAAACTCATTTGCAGAACTGGCATCAGTAATAAGTTCGATGTTCTCTTTGATTTCAGCTATGACCTTATCATACCTTGCAGCTTCTTCTTTCTTTACCTGCAACATGCTCAGGTAGGGCATAATTACCTTTGCAGTGATAAAGTCGTTCTTGGCAGTGGGATTTCCATTCTTGTCAAGAATTGTAGGCACCTGCATCAGTCCCGGCAAATTGCAGGTGTTTTTCCCGTCATTTCTTGATGTGGGGTCAAATGTGATTGTACGCTTCTGCACACCGTTCTCATTGCGCATTTCCAGATACCCCAGCAAATCAAGTTCCGTAACAATAGAGTTGTACGATTTTTCTCTTAAAGCAGGTATGAACACGGTGTCGTCACCTTCTTTCCGAGTGTCACGGTGGGCCACAAACACTACGTTCTTGTTCAGTGATGAAAGGGTTCGTGTCATCCATGAGAACTCAGCGTTGATACCTCCCCAGTCCTTGATTTGCGGCTGGCGTGTACCGCATTTGTAAGAAATGATGAAATCCATCATCTTTCCGATGGTGTCCACAACTATTGTCTGATAGGCCGAAAGGTCTTCCTGCAACACCTGTTGTACATCCTGCCATGAACTTACCTGTACGATGTCTATACCGTCCAGATGTGCCATATTCACACGTTTCACACCATTGTCAAAGTCGAGCAGCAGCGGTTTCGGTGCGCTCAATGCTACTGTTGTCTTACCCATACCTGCCTGACCGTAAATCATCATCTTAACGGTGGAAGGAATTACTAATTCATTGGATTTCTTAATCAAACTCATAACGCAATAGTTTTAAAGTAATATATTAATACATCAATTTTGCATGTTTCCATATAAAACCACCTGCATATTTTCTCTTTTTCTTTAAAGCACTACTTATCGAACCTTGATGGACACCCGTTTTCGCTGAAGCCTCACATATGCTAGTGAACCTATTGATAAATTCTCCTTCTAGGGTATATTGCTCTACCACCATTCGATGCCTGCTTTCAGAATTATCACGAGTTTCTACTATGCGCTTTATTCTAGTTCCATAATTATTGTTATACTTACTACTGCACCACTCCAAGTTTGATACCACATTGTTCATCTTATTTTCGTCTTTATGATTCACTTGTGGGAGATTTTGGGGATTCTCAAGAAATGCAGCAGCAACTAAACGGTGGACTTTATATGTTTTACTCTTATTATCGACAGATATATTTACTATCATATAACCATCTCGTCCTTTTCTCTGTTTCAGGACAGTTTCGCTAGAGTATTGGTTTACAACCTTTTCTCTTTTTAAAGATTTTATCCTCCCTATATTACTAGCTTGATAATATCCTTTGAGAAAAGGTATGTCTTTCCATATTTCATTATCTTCCATATCATTTTAATTTAGCCCATTTAATCACATCCCAGGCATTGCAGAACCACTTTCCGTTTTGCTTGTTCGTTGTCTTTTCAGCCCTGATAAGACCTTTTCCTACCAATTCTTTCAATCTGGCCAAACCGCCTACAATGTCGGCAGCAGTGTCACGCCCAAAAGTCTTGTCATTGAGGACTATCTTTAGAACTTCTTCGTTTACCATAAGCGTTTATTTTAAGCAGATAATTGCCGAGAAGCCCGGATACTCTGTTGCTGATACCCGGTATTTCACGTCCATTTTGTTTTTAAGAGTCCCGATCAAGCGGAGGTCACGATTGCGGCGTGATGCTTCCAGCTTTATTCCGGTATGCCGTTTCTTGTCATAGGGAACCTTGTAGATGTCCCCTTTCTTCATTTCGTAAAGACGTACTGTCTGGTAGTTTTCGTCTACTGTAATTTCTCTAACCATAGTTTAAGTATTTGATTGTTTGCTGGCAGAACGGGACTTGAACCCGTGACTTCCATGCTAACCCTTACATGATGTTCTACCGCCTGAACTTTCTGCCAATGAAAATGCCGGACTTTCATAGCCCGGCATCTACCCATTTTCTATAACCCATAAAAACTAATCGACTAAGACAACTAACGATTTGACCAAGTTCTTGAAGTTGTCAAACTTCGATTCAATCTTTTTCTTTTCTTCCGAATAATACAGCATTGATTTTTTGTATTCCTCTGATTCGCGTTGCAGATTCTGTGTGTATGCCACGAGTTCATCATGCGTCATACCCTGTAATTCCTCATTTGTTTTCATGTCTATTCTTTTTAATGTTATTGATTTCGGTTTCTATCTCCTTGTCGAACAGCTCCCGTCTGTCCAGTTCCCTTGAGCGTGCCGCCAGAATGGCACTGATGTCCGCAAATTCATCGCAGATGCTCTTTATTATTTTTTGAAGTTCGTCCATCTTTGTCCATTTTATAAGCGGCCCAAAAGCCAGTTATCACAAACCCTGAAAGCCCAATCCAGTAGACCGGATTCAAATCCTGATTGAAGTGCATCACCAGTACGGACAATGCACATAAAGCAAGTAGTATTTTCATAACCGTGTGTTTTAAAATTCGTTCCCGTGGGCGTTCCGGTGGTTGCCTTACTACTTATCCAAGGTTGGGTAAGCCACGGGTATATATAGTTCTTGCTGGTGTCTAATCAGTGAAGATTGTCTTTGTAGCCGGCCTACGGCCACCTGCAATCGTATAAGTGTCTTTTTGTTATCTGTGTGATTCGTATGCTGCGTTTGCTTAGTGCAGCCCTTTACTCATACTCTTTTCACACAGCCGTTATCGCTACTCAGTCGTCCGTTTCACGTCAGGCTTAACGGTAAGCCTAAAATTTCCATCATGTCAAAGAACCAATCAAGTAGAACCCTGCCCGATTCTCGCTATCGGTTGCCGTTCAGTCCGTCAGCAGGGTAGGTGAGTTACCAACGTATCACAGGCAAGCCTTGTGATAACTGAAGGTTGATGTAGTCCATGCCATCATCTTCAGGCAGATTGTATTCTTCAAGAAGGGCTTCGTATTTGTCCACCTCTTCAGTAAGTGCTTTGATGTATTCTTGCTTGCTGTCAGCATTGAAAGCCCTGCATAAAGTCTCTTCATCTGCGTTGTAGGCGAATTTCAGGTCTTTGTACAGCCCGTCAAGCTCTTCTTCGATTTCGTGGCGTGTCATAGTCATGCGATATTTAAAAGGTTAGCTTTTTTGAAGCATCTGTATTCTTGTCTCTCAGTATCGAAGTAAACCTGTACCGTATCGTTCTTTTTTCTGTTGTCACCTGATGTTGCAGGTATCAGGTTTTCTTTCAGTGTGCCATAAGCCTCTCTGACGCTGCCATCTACCTTTTTGAAGTAGAACTTTACAATTCTTTGCTTCATTGCAGCTTTCAGCTTCATGTTTGCCCAGGCGCATTTCATTGCTTCACTCATAGAGAAACCGTTTCTCTTTACGAAAGTCCAAGCCATCAGCATGACTTCTTTTAATTGGTTCTTGATTTTTGTACTCATAATCGTGTGAGGGTTAGTTGGTTTTACTATTATTATTTCGTATATTTGTTTCGTATCTTAGTTTCGATATGCAAATATACTAACTTTAGTTGATATTTAAAATAAAATGTCAACTTTATTTAGTATATAAACATTGTTTAACTATTAAGTTTCTTAATACATTATTATATGAAGAGAAAAAGCTGTGCTATATGGATGAGTGGTATTGCGCTTCTTTTAAGTGTAGTGGCAATACTAATTGCATTATATCCTAATATAACAGGCGATGTTTCATTCAAAGAAATTATGGAAATCAGTATTACTACCACCTCTATTGGTGTGACAGTTCTTTTAGGAGTTCAGATATACACTATTATATCCATAGACAGGAAGATAGACGACTCAATAAAGCAAGCAAAAAATGAATTTCAAAACGAAAACTTAGTTTTAAAGAAACGGCTTGAAAGATATACCATTGCTATACAAAAGTACACCGCTGGCAATATATGTATAGCGAACAATCAATACGGAGATGCTTTCTGTGCATTCTGTATGGCTGCAATAGAGGGGAATGTTTTGAGTGACGAGAAACTGTTGTCAGAATCTTTGCTTCAAGCATTGGAACTGCTTAAATACAAAGAACAAATCATCAACAGTCCTATTGTAAACGATAATTTGAATGCAATATTAGACGGGCTGTTAAATATACCGGATAAAAGAGCATCATTTATATTTAACCGGCTTTCAGTAGAGAAGGAAAAGCATAAAAATGATTAACAAAAAGGAAGATGGTCATTTTGGTCAAACCCATCCTCGAAAATAATAATAAACCATGCAAGTGGGGCGCCAACCAACACTATAAATATTAACAGAGCAAGCATAGATATGAATTTAAAAATTAAGGAAATACTTGATGATATGGAAGCAAAGGTTTAATCTACTCCGTGATGCCTTCGTAACCACTGTACAAAAGGATGATGGCATGTGAGCGTATCAGATAAGTCGAAATCTTCTTTATCATCTGGCATAGACAGCAGGAAGATGCCCAATGCTATAAGCATAATCGCAGTGAATATAAAAAGCACAAAAAATATATCCGTCCAGACTTCTGGAGCTATCAAAAAACCGACAAATACAATCAAGTCAACTATACATAATATAATGTGAAATGTTTTCATCTTGTTTTTATATTCATAGCCATATTAAAACACCCACAATAGGTACGAGCTATCATGGGTGCATATATTAAACCTCCTCGGAGGAATGTTTAACCAACTTGTTCCTGTAACACCTCGTACTTGTTACAGCTACAAATATACTAATAAAAGTTGATATGGAAGCAAAAGAACGAATAAAAAAAGCGTATGAATTTTTGCGTAGTAACGGTACTGTACACACCCAACAAGATGTTGCTGATGTTATGGGCGTAAAGAAAGAAAATATCTCTCGTGCATTTAATGGAAACGAGAAATATCTTACACCAAATTTTATTGCACGCTTCAATAATGCTTTTGGAGGTATTTTTAATGTTGATTGGCTTATTAAAGAGCATGGCGAAATGCTGAAAAAAGTTGATAATAAAAAAATAGAATCATCCATTTCCCAAAACGATATAAAGGAAGGTGATTATTCCGGCACTCTTGTCTATGATATTGATGCAACTTGTGGAACAGACCAACGGGATATTTATTTCACGCAAGAAAACATTATCGGCTCTGTAAACCTGCCAAATATCAGTAAGGATTCCAAAATCATACGAGCAAATGGAGACAGTATGGAGCCACGCATTTTTGATGGGAATATGGTTGTTATCCGCGAGATTCATAATTTGGAGGATATATTCTATGGACAAATGTACCTCATACTGTTGGATGAATATCGTATGATAAAATATATTCGCCGTTATGAGCCAGATGAAGAAAACTATATTATCCTACGAAGCGAAAATCCAAAATATGATGACATAAAACTTCACAAAGGGAAAATTAGGAAGATGTTCATCGTAGAAAATATATTGTCTGTCAAAACACAATTATAACCATGAAATTCAATCAATACCTTTGGAATCTGTACAAGAACTCTCCAGACGGGAAGTCTGCCATATCCAGCTTTTCTGACAGAAAAGAGTGGATGGAAGAAGAACGTCTGTTCGAGAAATACAACCCGAAAATCAAGCACGGATTCAATTCTGAAATGATTTGCGGGATACTAGAAGATTTCTGGTGTTACAAAGTATCAGAATATGAAGGTACAATATTAAAATCCCTGGATGATGCCGGAAAGCTGTATGAGGAAATCATATCTACCGGGCTGATAATAGAAACGGAAGAAGTTTTAAGGATTGGAGATTTTGACCAAATGCTTGGCTACATTCCATTACTTTCAATGGAACTGAACTATATGTTTGGTGAATACTTTTTTCCCTATTTATATATCAACGAACTTTTCCATCTTGAAAAATTAGCTGATTACTTTGAAATAGAACTTCCTCCGATTCCAAAGAAAGCTGACTACAAAGCCAGGTGTATGTATTATTGGGAATTGTGCAAAGTATTCTATCGATTCAGGACGGAAAACGGTTTGTCTCCCGATGAGCTAAGCGCTTTCATGTATGATTATGCTCCCAATCTTCTGATAAAGGAAGAGAACGCAGAAATGCCCAAACCATCATCTGCGTGGTTTATCGGAGGGTTAATTAAAGGATATGGGAAAGAATGGACGGTTGGATTTTGGCAATCAAATAAGGAAACAAAGAAAGGGGATGTACTCATACATTATGAAACATCTCCAGTAAGTGCCATCACTTGCTTGTGGATAGCACAGGTTGACGGTGTAATAGACCCATTTGCCCACTACTACAGCAATACTTATGTAAGCAATAAAATTGATATTCCTCACATCTCATTAAAAGAGCTGAAAGCAGACGAATACTTTTCAAATCATCCGCTTATCAGAAAGAATTTTCAAGGAGTCAATGGATGGCCGGTTACGGGAAAGGATTATGCAGAATTCATGAGGATGATAGAAGCAAAAGGATTTGACACATCCGTACTTCCACAAATATACGCACCGTCATTGCCGGAAGGAATAGTCATTAAAGAGGAAAAGGATGTAGAGAAAAAACTACTGGAGCCATTGTTGAATGAAATGGGGTGGTATGAGCATAAAGACTACATTCGTCAGTTGCCAATCCATGCAGGTAGAGGACATCGTATATTTCCGGATTATGCACTTCATTATGACAACAAGCCAGAAGAAGAAAAAGCAAAGGTGTTGATTGAAGCAAAATACCACATGAAGAACAACCATGAGATAGAATCAGCCTTTCTTCAGGCATTCTCTTATGCCAAGTTACTTCTATCTTCGGTGATTGTTTTGTGTGATAAAGAATGTATTCTTGTCTATGAGAGTAAGGAAGGATTCAGCAGGAGCCGATATAAGAAGTATTATTGGGAAGACATGAGAAATCCTGATTTATATAACGAATTAAAGAACAAACTAACTATCTAAATCCATGAAGAAAATACTGCTGACTATACTGGCTATATCATTATTCAGTTGCGGAAGCAATAAACCATCGCAGGGACAGAAAGACAAAGCAGACAGCTACGTCCAAAGTCTGGTGGATGCTGAAATAGGAATCTACAAAGGTGAACTGACAGATGCGAACTTTCTCATCCTTGCTGTAGATGCTTATCCGGGAGCTAACTTTGATGCTTATGCACGTACATACTTAGAAGAAGCACAAGGTAAAGGACTGGAGATAAAGGGAGTCTATATTGTAGACATCAAGAACTGCCAATTCGGCGACGGCTGGGTATCCGGTGACAGAATAGGGAAGGCTTTCAAGTGA